TTTTTGATAGCCTCAAGGGTCACTTTAAATTCATTGTTATCGTTTGGCATTACGTACAAAAGCCTCTATCTGCTCAGGGGATAAATTTTTATACATTCTGTAAATATAAATTTTTTCAACTGTCTCACAAATGATTATCGTTAAAAGAATTATTGTTAGTAAAACAAATATATACATTCTAATATACTCCATTTTGTCTTTCATGATTTATTTTATTTTTCTTTAAATACATTTCGTAAATCTCATCCCATGTAAAACCAAAACGATGTCCTAAAGCAAACAATTTTTTAATCGAATAATCAAACCCCGACATTGATGCAATCGTTATTAACTCTGTGAATATATTGTCACGACTGTATGGATTACTATCAGGAAAACAATCATTATACGTGAAATTAATATCAATTTCGTTATAATTAAGTAAGCTTACTGCAAAGTGCAGACAGTCAACATATTCCTCTAAAGCCTTTTCTTTATTGTCTACAGCCGATTTCTTCCAGTGTTTAAAGTATGTTGGAAGTTCATTCATCAGCTCGCCTAGCTCAACGAATAGAGCTATACTCATTTTATTTTCAGGATATTCATTACCATTTAAAATACGTGTATCTAAAATAGTTTGCTGTTTTCTTATATACTCAAATTGTTCTTTAAATTTATTCATTATATTCCTCCTAAATAATTAGCGCATTGCACTGGAAAGAAACGGTTTTCTTCAAATTTCATATTTAATTTTTTTATTTTTTCCAAATTCCAAATTCCTAAACAAGTAAAGTATTTAACCCTAACGCCTGTGGTTATGAAAGGTCTAACAACGTATAAACATTCTTTTGCTACATTATCCCAAACCCACATATTAGGCTTTAAATCTTCAAATTTGTATGGTTCAATAAAATATAATTGTCTTCTTAGTTCATCATTTGAATCACTTAATTCTTTTGCTTTATCAATAATTCTTTTTAATTGCTCATCGCAAACACCCCAATTATGATATAGCATCTTAATGTAGTCTATTAATTCTTCCTTAGTTTGATTTTTTAAAGTGCTAGCACTATGCAACTTAAAACGTTTATATTCTTCTGTATTTTCTGCTAATTCAAAATGTTCTTCGATTAATTGCTTAAACACTTCGCTTTCTTTAAAGCCACTTGGTGCAAAATCGTAAGTGTCATTTTTTTTCGTTGCTTCATAACAATGTTTTAATAAATACAAATACGCCTTTTCGCATTCTTCTCTACTCGTCATCTTCTATACACCACTCTTCCATTCTTCTTTTGCCATTACTTCATTACTATCTCCAATATTGTATTCGACTAAACGGTCATCAAATTTTTTCTAATCGCTCACACGCTTTATCTAGCGCTTTTTCCAAATCCATACAATAAGTAATAACTCTAACTAACTCTGCTACATTTTCATCTCTAAAAGGATTGACATGACAAGACAATTCTTGCAACGCTGTACTAGCTTTCTTTTTATCGAACTTCCAATCTTGTTCATTTTCCATCAAATCCACCCCTTAGCCACAAATATTTTAAATGCTTCTCTAGGCGATAAACATTGCTTTCCGCTCTCCTCAATCGCTTTATAGATATGGTTGCAATCAACGATACGACCCAATGCAAACTTACCTCTAAATAGCGTACTTGCTATTACATATTTTTCCTTAATGCCTCTATACAACATACAATCAGAACATAATTCATCTAATAAAAGAATTAACTCTGTTTCTAATTTTAATTGCTCTTCCTTACTCAACATTTTCTTTCACCTCTTCATTGATAAATGAGTAGTCAATATCATGTGTTTCTTCAAATTCAAATATTTTGTTATCATCAACAAATAAAACTTTAAAACCTTCATCAGATAATTCTTCAATCAATGTTTGGTAATCGTTGTATGAATTTTCATAGTTATCTAAAATACAATCGAATTCATATAATCTCCCCTCTGGAACAACTACATTTATAAATACATTTCGTTTATATCTTTCTGTAATTTGTAGTCTTAATTTATTACTCATTTTCTTTCACCTCATTTTTAACAAATACCAACCAGTGTGTTTTAGAACGCTTATTTCCAAATAATGGTTTTTTATTAAAACACTTCAATACTTCACTAAGTTTTACTTGTTCTTCATTCCATTTAAAAATCAATGTACCACACGGTTTTAAAACTCTCATGCATTCATTAAAACCTCTAGATAAATCATCTTGCCAACTAGCAAAATCCAGCAATCCATATTTTTTAGCCAACCATGAATTTTTACCGGCTTTTATTAAATGCGGTGGATCAAATACAACTAAGTCAAATTCATCATTGGAAAATTGCATATTTCTAAAGTCTCCAATTATATCTGGCTTAATTTCTAATTTTCTACCATCGCACAAAATGTCACTGTATCTGCGTATATCCATAAATGTAACATTAGGATTAGTCTTATCGAAATAGAACATTTTTGACCCACAACATGCATCCAAAATTTTCACTAACACACTCCTCCAATCTCTTATAAAAAAAGTTACATAATCCCTAAGAGTGTCAATTTTTTTGATAGATAACCTAAATCGTTTAAACTCTATAGCCATCAACACTCTTGGCCGATTATTCATTATTATTTTTTTAAAAAAAGTTACCGTGCCCCTGATTTACGTAAAATCGCACTTCCAGGGTGTTACTTTCTATTTTGTAAAGTCCACTCTTTCCACTGTTCTTTATTTTTTATATCAACAAAATCACCATCGTTAAATGTCATGTCAAATACTTCTAATTCTTCACACGCTTTATCTAATGCTTGTTCCAACTGTTCGATATATTGTTTTACAAGCTCATATTCATCTTCAAAATAATCACCAGCATTATCAAACAGTGCTTTCAAATCATGCATTACTTCACCTTTGTAAATCGTTACTTTATTTTCCATCAAATCCACCCCAGTTCAAAACTTGTTGACACTCTAAGCAACATTTATTTTTAATTGGATAGTCATAATCAAAATTATAAGGCAAAGGTTCTCCACAATTAGGACAATTATAAATTTCCTCTTCATTATCCCATTCTTCTTCTGGTTCGCAACAAACACGTACAGGCTTTTTAGGCGTTGCTTTATCAACTAATTCTTGTAGAGTGTTAATATCACGTTCCATTGCAGTAGCTTTATCTTCTTCATAAAAATCATGTGAAAAATCGTAATCATCATTTAATAACCTATCTAACGCTTCCTGATATTTTGAATCACTCATACTTCCACCTCATTATTTTATATTTCCAACTCTTAACGGGTTATAAAATTGGTTTGCAATTTCCTTTTTAACATCTTCAAGATCAATAGTTACTTTTACATTTTCACTAATATAAATATCTCTTAAATCACTTTTTCTAATCATTGGTGCAACACAATCTGCTTTCATATCCATAGCATAATCCGCATGATGTTGTAGTGGTAATTCAGCTAATGCACAAGCTACCATTCTTTTATAATTACAAATGCTTCGTTTTTTACACACTTTACATTTTGTTGCTAACATTGTTAAAAATCTCATTATTTAAACATCCTCATCTTGTGGCATTTCAAAAATCGGTTGTACTCCGACACACGGGATATTTTGACCAATTCCATTTCCCCAACTAACAAACTTAGTGTTACTTTTAATTATTTCTGTTTGTATCATATCCAATACTTTGATTGCCTTTTCCTCGGTTGAATATGTGCCTAATATGATTGGTGTATCATCAATGCTATACCCCTCTATGTCATAGTCACCATCGTAACTATCATCTATATAAAACTCCGCACATTTGCCCATTCTACATTTATCTTGACTTCTAATCCAAATTCCCATCTTCAATTACCTCCTAAACCTTGAGAACATATTTTTTTAATCTATCTTCGCCTATTTCTTCTATTGTCTTGTGTACAAGTTCTTTTGTGGCAAACCAGATTGTCCCACTAGAAGCGACTCTCCATATAAAATTACTGTGTGTTGCCTTGTTTTTGTTATCGATACCAATGGTCCACTTATATACGTGTTCAAGATTCTCTGGTACGGTATCACGAGTTCCATGTTTAAGCATAATTACTTCGCACTTTCTTCGCTCAACTTCAAATTCGGCTTCTTCTTTGGTTAAGAAAATAAAACCTAATTCTCTACATTTGTTTAAGTTGTCATCGTTTTTATTCCAATTATGCGCTTCTATTGCGCCATTACAGTGTACTTTAAAACATTTATCGCCATCTTTTAAATCCCAGACAGTTTTTTGTTTTTGTGGAGTTAGCAATTTGCTAATTTCTTCATCTTTTACCTCATATTCTCCATTTTTGTCTATCAAGTTCTCATAAGTTTGCTCGAAAATATCGGGCTTACATGGGTAAAGTTCGCCTTTAACACCTTTAATGATGTAATCGCCATAATCAACTATCATTGTTCCTTCTAGCGTGTCGATTGCAATACCAACTAGCATTTTCTTTAACGTTCCATTCATACTAAAAAGTTCCATATAATCTTCAATCAAATCACTACCAACAAAATTACGTATTTCTTCTAAATTACTTCCCGTCCACCGAACTGCTTCTACAACTACAGGTTTCTTTCTATATTTAGGCATTATCTAGACCTCCGATTCCATAATTTTATTGCCTTATAGGGTTTAGCTTTACACTGATCATTATCAAACGAAGTAATACTTCCACATACACTACATTTAATAAAAACCAAACCTCCAAATCCTTTGTAGGAATTTACTTTACTGCCACAAAATGGACATGGCTTCAATTGATTGTCAATGTTAACTTTTTTCATCTTCAATTACCTCACAATTAGCTAGAATATTATCAATATTCCATGGTTCTTCATCTTCCCATTTAACAAATTTAAATAAACTATCTAAAATCCTACAACAAACTTTGCTAGCAACAATCCATTCATCCAACGACTTGAAAGGTTTATTTTTATACAAAAACAATCTGCCATCTCCATCTCTTGCAATAAAATTAAATCCCTCTTTTTTAGCAACTTTTAAATATTCATATTCAAATTTTGATAATTTAACAGGTTTTTTATATTCTTCTAATAAGTCCAGCAACGACCGCCTTAAACATTCTGAACATACTAATCCACTGCAATTGTGTTTGTTAACACTGGAATTTGTCGTAATTCGATGTAACCAGCAAGAGAGAATCTCATCAGCAGTGACATCTGTATCA